TGTCGACCCCATTAAATATGGACATGATAATACATTGACGACGCTTGACAGTCACGTCATTAAGTGAGACTGTGCAGTCTCCCTGCTGTGTGTTGATGTCGCCCGGTTCGCCGGGCTTTTTAATCGGTAGGGATTGACGAGTTCGTCAGAGGTGGTAGAGTGTCGGTACACGAACGGGAGGTCAAATCATGAGACGCACCTACGCAACTCGGCTTTACACGTTTCGGGAACTGATGAAACGTTTTAATAGCGACCGTTGGTATCTGCACCACCACGGTGGGGATAACTACACGTTCATGCCAGTGAATCAGGCTGAGGGTGATTGAGTGATGAGACGCATATTGGTTATTGGGGCTCTATCACCCGCACTCGTGCGCAGTATGCATGACGCCATGATCGCGTACGCCACCGCTGAGACAGAATATAAAACGGTGAATCAGTCACCACGTCGGGATTGTCAAGGTCCGCGTGATAAGTGGGGTCGTCTGAAATGAGTAAAATCCCACACGCCCCGATACCAAACCAGCGCAACATCCTTGTCACCCTGGCGATTATGGCGTGCCTTTCAGTCGGATTTATTCTCGGGTTTATGGTTCGCGGCGCGTGATCACTGTGCGTACTGTTGCCCGCGCATCAACGATGCATTCACACGGGCAACAGCCTCACCACGCGTAATCTGATCATCCCGGTTCACGTCCAACCCTGCGTTTGCAGCGTACTGACGCGCATATTGACCCACCTTCGTCCACATCACGTATGAGTCTGGACGACTCATCGCCACCGGCCACAGTACTGCCATGTAGCAGTCGCCCAGGTTCGTGATCCGACTCGCATACTGCGCGAAATACTTCTCGACATAATCAAGCTGCTCCACAGCAGTCATTCGACGCAGTGCCGAGGTTGTCGTGCCGAGTCCACGCGCTGTAGTCTCAAGAAACTGAATCAGACCTGTCGCCGAGCTGCCTGGGTTACTTGCCGTCGGGTCGAACGTGTAACCTGTTTCAAAACCCATCACCGCCATCAACCAGTCAGGGTTTATATTCAGGTTCGAACCCATCTTACGAACGCGTACCCGGAACGGTTGATCGACTCGGGCACCCCATACCAGTACGCCCGTTGTAGTCGGTGCGGCGGTGGTGGCGGGAGCTGTAGTTGTCACTGGCGGCGTCGCAACACTTTCACGGATGCCGTCGATTTCGGTCACCCAAAGGTTATCGTGACTGTCACCGCGTTGGCGTAGGGCGAAAATATTGTAATCGCCGTTCGCCGTCGCATCGCCGCCCAGCTCCGTGAAATACAGGTTACCGGTGTTGTACGTTGTAAATTCGCTCTGGATGGTGATTTTCCCGTTGACTCGGAAGTAAGGGTTCATCTTCACGCTGACGAACACACCCAACCCATCAGGACCACGAGTTACCTCGGGAATACCCTGCATACCGGTGAACTGGTTGATCAGCGTCGGTGCGACCTTACGGGGCATAGTGCGGCGGGTGATGATCAACCGACCACGTTCCTGCACCCACTCGAACCCGAAGGCATACGCCAGCTCGAACAGGACCGTCGGGATGTCACCGTTTGTGGTGTAACCACTTGTGAACAACGGCGAATCGGAAAATTGTGTCTCGTCGATATCCAATTGCACCGGCCAGGATCGCGCAAGGTCGCGTAGGACGTCGACGATACGAGTACCCTTACCGTACGAACCCTGCGCTGACCCACGATCTTTGACGGGGTCTCCCGACTTGCATATGAGCCGCGTGATGATCTCTGCTGACCCAGGGTCACGCTCACGCATCACATTGGTGATGTACCCGGTGAAAATGGTGTCGTTTGCGTCCTCGAAACCGGCACGGAACACAATCGATGATCCCTGTTGAATCGCCGTCGTCTTCAGCAGGTTATAAACCCGAATATCAGCAAGCGACAGTGCATCGCCCGGACTGATCTGGATATCGAACGCCACGCGGAAGGTGCGCAGGCCGATTTGAGGTTCGATAAACGGCTCACCATTGATGTCCATCGACCAGACGCGACTGTTACTCATGATGTGACCCACACTAAATGGTTGGCAATGCCGAGGTTATCGATGGTCGGTGGATCGCCAACGAATATCAACAAACCGATACCAGCACGGTAGGGTGCTATCACATCGCTTCCAGGCTCAAGCATTGCCCCGCACACCAGCGGCGACCCATCGCGAAACAGGTTCATCGACCATGCGGGTGAATCAAGGTATGAAATGAAATCGATTTCGAAGTTGATCAGGTTCACGCCAAGTTGAATCGAGAATCGCTGGTGTGCGTTCGTTACGCCTGCCGACAGGGGAATCTCTACCATCAGAATATACTCCCGAGGACCGCGTCAACCTGTGCAGAGACAGCAGCCTTCGCATTAGCGACCAGTTTTTGACCACGGTTGATTACCCGGGTGATGGCCGACTTAGCTTTATCGCCGTCACGAAGTTGAGAAGGTGCGGGTGGCCCGACCACCGAAAGTCGATCAAGGGTGATCAGCTCCTGGAGATCGGCGATGAATATCAACCCGTTTTCGTTGCTGGGATCTTTGGTCCGCGACAGCCGGGTGATCACCATATTGCGCAGGATAATATCGCCCGCATCAATGTCGAACGGGTCACCGCCCTGCATCAATGTGATAAGAAACTGTAGTGTGGTGCTGGCCCGTGTCTCATCACTACCCGCCAGGAACCCCGCCGATAGACCCGCGATACTCGACACGAGAGGGTTGTTCGTCAGGTTCGACAGTGCACCACCGAGGAAATCGGTCAACTGTACCGACAGTGGGTTGTTACTGACTGCGCCGACCAGCGACCATTTAAACGGTTGCAGGATACGGTGGTCAGATACGCGCACACCCGATTCAATCGCATACGTGGTCACTTCAACCGTGGCTTCGAAAGTGTCTTCTAGAACCGCGTCGAACGAGTAACCCGCGATGGTCGGGGCTTGCTTTGTGAAAAGATTAACGATACCCACGGGTTACCTCGCCGTCGATGAGCGGACATCGTCGATTGTACTGTAGTTGGCTCGCTCTGTAACTTCTGTGATTTTGGCGTCAATCGCCTGACCGTCTAACATCACGCTCAAATTCACATTGTTAGCAACGTTGACCTTCGCGGACTGGATGGCTCTCACCAGCGTGTCGTTGGCTTCTTCCGATGCCGGACTGACATCCTTGTAAGGCGTCGACATCGTCTCAGGTGTGTACTGCGATGGGTTCGTCAGTGACCCAGGCGATGTACCGGATTCAGATGGTGACGACCCAGGTTGTGAACCACCCGTGGGTGACTGACCCTGTTCGGGGTTAAACAGCCAGTCGGAGAAGTCAACGAATTTACCAAGTCCTAGGTTGCGGGCACCTTGGTCGATTGCGGACTCGGCACTCTTCAACCCCGGGAAATGATTTTCCAGTGTGTCGAATACGATGTCTGTTCCGAGTGTTGCGCCACCCACGATCTGACCAGCCATACCGGCTTTCGACGCCAAACCGCCGACACCTGAAAGCCCGACCTTGCTCGCCAGTGCACCGAGTATAGAACTGGTGGCACCCAGACCGAGTGCAGTCGTAGAACCCGGATGTTCAGAGACAGTGTTGATCACCTGTGAAATATCGTCGCGATGTTCCTCGACGAATTTATTCGCCCAGGTGGACAAACCGATCAACCCGGGGAGGGTCTTTGCGGTCAGCTCGTTGGTGATACCTTCCAGCCTCAACCCCAACTCCGCAAATTGCAGCTTGAGTTCACGCGAGCCTTTGGTGAGGTCTTCGATACCACCGGTTAGATCTTGGGCGCGTTGGAGCAGACCCTCGAATTCATTGCTACCGCCGCTCATCGCTTTCATGGTCGCATCAGACAAACCGAGCGATTGTTGAACGACTTGCTTTTGCGGATTGGTCAGTGTCGGAATTTGTTCAGCCAGTTTCGACAGGAACTCCGAAGCGCTCTGCGATTTGGCCAGATCGTTGAGTTGTACACCGGCGAAGGGAAGTTCGCCAATGGCGCCAAGCTCACCTTTGAGTCTGAAGTTCGCAAGGGTTTCCTCGATGCTTTTTACTTCGGTCAGGGCATCGGCGGCATCACCGCCCATCAGTTTCATCGCGCCGCCAAGGTTCGACACGAACTGTTTATTCGTGTTCAGGTTTTGCGTGGCCAGGGCGAGGCTGTCGACACGATTGGCGGTAGCGATGGCAGCGGTAGCGAGACCACCGAAAACCCCCAGGATCGCGGCAGAGATGCCTAATGCGGACACACGGACACCCTGCATCGATGATTCGATGTGTCGAGTTCCCCGGTCAAAATCGTCAGTCGACCAACCAATTCCGACCAAAAATGACGTCAGCACATTCTGTGACATTTGTCAACCACCCAATAGATCAAACCACGTGTTGACTTCAGGATACCACATACGCCATTCCGTGGCACCGTCAAAGCCTTTCAGACCTGCTGAGGGGAACGCATTGTGAAATTCGCGCTCAAGCATTGGCGGGTATGTTCCGTCTTCACAATGTAGTTGACGGTGAACGGTGAATCCGAATGGTGTTGCACGACGTAAATCGACATGTCGCCTATCAGGAACGTTGCTGATTCCGATTTTTATCATTGTCCGACATTCGGAGAGTAGCCCATAAAGAGTACCCGGAATAATTTTTGAGTAACCACCACCTATTGAGCAATTTGGACATCGTGTCATACTATTTACGTATCGGGAAACAGTTAATCGGTATTCCCCGTGGTGTGGACAATTTATAATGATACCGGTGTGAGCATTTTTATAGCTCCCAATCCAACCAATGAATGAGTGCCCATCGTCATCTGCCAATACCCGAATTTGTTCTTCACGCACATGTTCGGGTATTTTACTAGTACCCGAACAACCGATACATCGAATTCCACTGTTTACGAAATCATTGATTGTTGGTGTCCAATCACCGTGGGTCACACAGTTTATTCGCACCCTACTATTACTATTTATATACTCACCAACCCATCCGACAAACGAATACCCATCATCATCTGCTAATTCTCGAATCTGTTCTTCACGCACACCCTGGGGTATTTTACGGATACCCGCGCAAGCACTGCACCTGTATCCGCTATTTATGAAGGATGTCGAATCTGTTTGCCAATTACCATGCTCTTGACAATTCATGACTAGCCTACTTTTATTATTTTTATAACCGTCAACCCATCCGACAAAGTGGTAACCATCTATGGTGGCGAGTTTTGATAGTTTAAATTCTTGTTCGTGTTGTGGCATGCGCCGAGTTGACGCGCCATTATGTATACCGCAAAGTTTGCATCGTCTCCCACCATATATTACACCATGAACAGTAGTGCGCGATTCACCGTGCAACTTACAACTTATTAATATTTTGGTATCTACACCTTTGTACTCACCTATAATCCCAGTTAATGTATACCCATCGGGTTCTATTACTTTTCGAATTTGCTGCTCACATTCGCTCAGGGGCGTCCTAAGTCTCTTCCCGTTGATATCATTAGAACATTTCCTACACCTACTACCCCGGTCAACAAATGTATTCACAGTTGTGTGCCAATCGCCATGCTTCTTGCAGTGAACTATTGCCTTACTCGTATTCCGTTGATACCCGTCAACCCACCCAACAAACGTATAGCCGTCAGCATCGGCAAGCTCTCGGAGCTGTCGTTCACGTACACCCTGTGGAATTTTTGCAGCCATTTCAGAACCTCGGTCAGAAGGTAGTCAGAGGAAGTGCGGAAACCAGTGACTAGCTGGCGTTCGGAAGCGATCCTATCCGCACGGGTATTCTACTACTAACCTTCCAATTGTGCCACACGGGCGGCATGCATCTCACTGATCGCGACGTTAAACCGTTCGACGTCGGCGATGGAATAAGTCCCGTCGTTCAACTGCGCCCAGGTACAGAGCGGTGGGCAGACCCCATCAATCCCCGTACATGGGCGCATGAGAAACCAGTTTATTGCGCTGGTTTTTCTTCCGGAGCTTGTGGTTGTGTTACGCCGACGGGTAGGGCGCTTCGCAACCATGAGGAAAAATCCCCGAGATTCCACATCAGCAGTTTCGCCAGCAACTGGTTGTACTCGACCATGCGACCGGAGAAATCCTCGATGGTTACAGGGATCTCAGTACCGTTGATGAATACCGAGTTCATGATGATCGACGCAACCTTGACCTTGGTTGCGTACGGCATACCCATCAACATCGGCCACACCACTGCGTCATCCAACACTTTACCGGTGCTGGCCGCTGCCAGAGACCGATCAAGCAACGAGGCGGTCAGCATGCTTAGCAGTTCATCCTGCTTAACTGCTGACGCCATTACCGCGTTATACGTCTTTTCACCCACGGTGAACGCTTGAACCTGACTCATTGATTAACCCCGGGTGCCGTCCCATGTGTTGAATTCAATGGAGAACTGGTCGTCGCTGATAGTAGTACCGGCGCGACCACGCTCGCCATCGTTCACCATCACGCCTTCGGTGCCCAGCGCTGTTTCCAGCGTACCGATCTGAGTGAAGGTCAACGTGATGTTGGCGTTCGACACAAACAAACCTTGCAGGTACGCCGCATCGGGCGACCCAGGGTTGAGGAACAAGTCCACCTTGCGCCCCGGGTTGATCCGGTTGAGGCGCACGGCGTTACCGCCCTGGCCGCGCCGCAGCGATGCTTTCGGATCGATGGGGGCGTCTTTGTAAGGGGTGGCAGTCTCGCCCCAGTCTTGGATGCGACGACCGTTAACCGTGACGACGCTGAGGTCAGTGCTAAAATTCTTCAAGCTCATGAGCAGCTACCCTTAGTAAATGTCGAGGTTAACGATGGCGGAATGGATCGCACCGGCGCGGAACAAGCGGCAACGCAGTGCGGCAGATTTGCGAGCGCTACGGTCGGCACTGGAGATGGTCAAGATGTCTTCAGGCTTGGTCAGGATCTCGAAACCAATGGTGTAGTAGTCGAGACCGTCGTCCGGGTTGGTGTAAACACGTGGACCCAGGTAACCGTTCGATACGTAACGTTTCAGGATGCGACGAGCGCCGCTGATCAATTGAGCCTGACCCGGTGGCGTCTGTGGCAACTTGCCGATAGCGTTGTACATGACGTTGTACAGTTCGACTGTCAGCGCGTTGATGCAGGCGTCGAGGTTTACGACGTCGTCGATGAACTCGCCGTACGTGCTGTGACTGTAGGTGTTGATCCACCGACCGTTATCGACCGACCCTTGGTTATCCACGACGGTGTAGAACACGGCCTTGTTGGTCGCGAGTTTCATGTTCGCGTACGAGGTGGCGTCCAAGTCTTCAGCCGCAACACCTGGGGACTTCTTACCCTCACCGGTGATGGTGGTGTTATCGCCGGAATAGTTGACAGCCGCGAAGTGTTTCGCCAATGCCACACCGGAGTAAGCGTCGGTGGCGTGAGCAGGGGTAAACGCGTGACGGTAACCCGAAGTGGTCAGCACGTTGGCGATGTTCAGCGCGGTGTTCGCACGAATCGCTGTTGCGGCTGACCCAGTCTGCGAGTTGATGTACATGCTACCGACCGATTCACACCATGCAGCGATCAATGGTGGGTTGGTCAGGATTGCCTGAATCGGCGCGGTGAAGATCGTCCAGTACCACCAGACTTTGTTACGGGCTTTACCCAGCGTCGCGACCACGTTGGCGTCAGCCGGAGCAGAACCCCAAACCATGATCTGGTTGGTGGCAGGCGTACCACCGAGCCATTTCGATGCAGCCTTGTACGTCTCGGTGGTCGACGCGAAGTCGAGCATTAGCGACGGCAGGTCGAAGTAGGTGCGATAAGTATCGACGGTAAAACCGACTGGTAATTCACCGTTCGGAGCAAACAGCATCGCGCTCGCGAAGTTGGCATTACCAAGACCTGTCGGGCTGATATTTGCGTTGATCTGGATAATTTGCGAGGCGGGATAGCTCATTTGCTAGCTCCAAAGGGTTTGCAATTCCCCGCGAGTCTATCACGGAATATTGACGGTGACCAAAACCTGTGCGTTCTCATTCTGCGCGATCACCTGTGTACTCAGAATATTGTTGATATCGCACACATCCGAGACTTCGTACATGACACGGACCGTGACCTGTGCACGTTGCTCCCAGTTCGACGACTGAAGCGCTGTCAGGTTGTTCACGGCGCTTGCGTCGAGCCATCCCACACCGGCCAGGAACAGCGACGATGAGACATCGGGGCGCTTGTTGCATTGCTTCAGGCGTTCCGCCCGGGCCATCGCATCACCCCGGTAGAAGTTGATACTGCACGACGCGATGATCTGCGAGCGCACGTCCGTGGTCACGAGGTCGCCGACCTTATCGGTTGTGATCACGTTGGCTTGACCGCGCTCTGATACGCTTTGACGCGGTCGGATCGATGCGTACTCACCAGTGGGTGACTTGGCGTTCTGATCCGCCAGGATGCACTCAGGCACGCCAGTAACGGTAATGACGATAGGTCGCAGGATGGCGAATAGCTGTTCGTTGGTCACTGGTCGTCGATCCTCGATACGATAACTTTGCAGTAGTCGCGCCAGTAACGATTATCGCACCGGTGCCCTTTCCATGTTTGACCGAGGAACGTCCACGTACCGGTCTGGTCGATCAACTGCATGTTGCCGTCGTTGATGTAGATCCGGCGCGGGTCGACGATACGTTCACCACCTTGTTGCAGAAAATCAAGTTCACGCTCGCTGACCGGCTGAATGTTCACGGTGTAGGCGAGCGTACTGGTCGAGCCAGGGGTGAATATGCCGTCGACGTAACCGCCGCCAGTCATCGCTGTGCGGGTAGCTGGGACCGACACGAATACCGCGTCGATGTGGCCCGTCATTGCCAAACTCATCCCAATCCCTCCGTAGGTACGTCATCGGTTGTAGTGGACGTGACAGAGGCGCGCAAGTGGCCTTTGTCGATCAACGGGTTGTCCGAACCTTTCATCATGATCGTGTATTCAGCGTTCGGTGGTGTTTTCAAGTCTGTCATGAACTGCTGAGTCGCACCAGCCGCCAGGACACCTACACCCTCGATAACTTGATCCATGCCCGCACCACCGCTGACCTGATCCACGATGTACTCGATGTAATCCTGACGCCCCGACGCCACACCAGTGTCAAGCCAGGGGCGCGCTGGAATCTTTGGTGGTCCGTCCGTACCGAAATGCAACGTTGCGCCGAGTTCAGCCATTGTCATTTCCGGAGCGTTCTCGACAGCCGCTGCGTCCTCGTGAATCCCGACGAGCGCGTGCTTGCCTCCCCGGAACTTTTTCACTTCCGTATTCAGCTTGTCGAGTGCCCGTTGGAAATCAACGGTTTTCAGTGAGATGGCCATGGGTCGAATAATACCACAACGGTTGTCTTGATAATCCTTACCCCGGTAATTCGATACGGGGTACACATTCGGGGTATCGCTGAAAGTACCGGAATAGACACCTGCTTTTATTCTATACCCCGATACCCTTAATAAATAATATTAGAATAGGAATGATACATATGTAATACAGTAACAGTATATAGCCAGCGGCGTGAGAGTGAGATCGATGCGGGGTATTCGGGTAACACCCCTCAAACCCGCGAGCTAGAGCGCTAGAATCGTACCCCGGATAGTTTGCGAGTTCCGGGGTACTGGGTATGGTTTTAGCACTGGCAAGCCTGGAAAAGACATTTCGTGACTATTAACGACTACCCAGTCACACATCGACTGATGCGTCACCTTCATTTCAGTGACCAGAAAATTACAGCGGACGTTTTGTGACTATTCATACGTTTCCGGTCATTCTTATCCCGACGAACGGCATTGACGACCCCGTCAGTTGAGCCATACTTACAGTGTCAGAACCGACAACAGGAGACGAGCAGTTGCACGGACGCTACCCAACCTAACAATTTGGAGTAGTGAAAATGAACACATTAGCAGCGGACTTCCTCAACATTGCCCGTAAAGCGAAAGGCGTAGAAAGCGCCGCAAACGGGATGTTCTCGACGCTCAAGTCTGAGGACGTAAGAGACCTGAACCATTTCAACGAGCTGACCCGCGACGCCTTCCAGGCAAACGGGTGGAGTCAGACGGCGGGACGCCCCGCAGCAAGCGCTAAAGAGAAGCCAGCACCCGACGCCGTGAAGCTGTACGTGTCGACGTTCCGTGCAGCTTACCGCCTGAAACTCGATGTACTGTCGTTCGAGACAGTCGGGGCGATGCGTACCACCATCCGTGAGATACGTCAGGCCACGCATCAGCGCAAGCTTGCCGAGCCGCCAGCACCGTCGCGCCCTGAGATGGAAGGTGTGGACGTCAAAGGCCCAGACAGCCTCATAGGCGCCCTGTGGCATGACGCGATGTTACTCGCTGAGAAGATCCCCACCGATCACCAGCAAGAGATGGAACGCGAGGTACGCATGGTGATGCAGCGGTTCCTACGCTTCGCACCGCCTGAACTCACTTTGGTTCCCCAGGCTGCGTGATGAGTGTTGACGACCTCGTCAGAGTGTCATACGATGGGGTCGTCAACTTACAGGAACCCAAACCATGATCGCGATCACCATTTTCGTACTGTTCATGACTCGCGACGCGAAGTCCCCGAAACCTACCGTGGGGTACACCTTCCAATGAGATACGTACCGAAAGAACATCATGTCGAGATACATCCTGAGAACGACGAGGATGTTAAGCGGTTGCGGGAACAGTATCCGCACTTGTGGCCGTTTCAATACGTATGTGTCGCCAACGATCCGGAAGATAAGGTGTCGCTGAAATGACGTACTACGACGAAGGCTGGAACGCGTTTATCAACGGTGACGCATTCGACGCCACGGCGGCGTTTGACTGGCGCAGCGGTTGGAAAGACGCTGAACTCGCGACCAAGAAATATGGTAAGCAACCGATAATTTGAAGGGTATGTGATGAACATTGAACGATATCCAGACGAGAAGCCTTCTTGTGTTACTGCTGAGCTCATCAGGGCGCTACGTGAGCGAAGCGGTGAAGGTATGATGTCTTGCAAACGGGCACTCGAACGTCACAATGGCGATTTCGATGGTGCGCTGGAGCATCTGCGTTGCGAAGGTCAGGCGGTGGTACGTCGCCCTGGCGCATTACAACCCTGCGGATGCCCTGTCAAATGACCAACGCAACCATAACGTTCAAGGGTGCCAGTCGTGCGACGCTGTCAAAGATCGCACGTGACGCGCTCCAGGCTGCCGGGTTCGTGTGCAGCGACATGTTCTACAACGACGCACATCAGAACGAGAGTTTCGTCGTGCAGAACCCACGCAAGACCGAGAAGGAGCTGAGGCGATGAATATGCGTGACCAATGGAAAATGGCGTTTAGCGCGGCACGTCTTGCAAATTGTGTCGACACCTACGGCGACCATTATTACGTTGCCCGAATACCGGTCAAGGCATTTCGTGACGCAGTGAATTATGCCGCAACCCCATACACTGACCCACTGCGTCACCGCTGCAAAAATCATTATTTACGAATTCAAAATGACAAACGCTACTACGCTGCAAACCCGCATATGCGCCCGAGCGGCATCAACTGCCGCTGCGTGGTGTTACCCATCACACCGCAATAGCACCCATCCCCGCACGACGACGTAGACGATAGAACTGCTGACCGTACACTGTGAAGGTCAGCCAGTCGTCGCCTACGTCCATCATCTTAGGCACCCGATACGAGATCGACTCATCGCCTACTTGCTTGCTGGCGACGTTCAAGCGCGCCTCAGAGTTAGGATCAGCGGTCACACCGGCTGTGCCGTAGTTCGTCGCGAGCCAGTGCGCAGCGAAGTAGAACATACCGCGCCGCTTGAAATTGTGGCACTCGTCCTCATACGCGCCCCAGCGTGCCGAACCCGTCTCAGCGTCAGCCTCGCACAGCGCGCAACTGATCAACGCGTCGGGCCAGTTGGTGACATTGGTGAAAGCTTGGAACTCAGCTCGAAAGCTGGTAATCATTGCCGGTGTGATAATCACAGGGTGACTCCTGATTTGATGGCCATATAAGCTTCGGAAGATGCTGTTAATCCTGTGTCAGTTGTCGCACCCCGAATGATTATACCGGCTATGTATCCCTTGAACGGTAGGGTCGTACCACCACGCCTACCAATATACAATGGTAAATTACCAAAACCGCCAGTTCCCAAACCCGAGGTATCACTAGCAACGGTAACGCCATTCAGCCTCAAACGGGTTGAGCCCGCAGCAATATCAGCATCCCCGCTGAGTACAACAGTTACTGGTGCGGCATACGTCAATGGTGATGTGCGATCTTTACGAGTTGTACCCTTGAACCCGACACTCAACGATGCCGACGCCGACCCACTCGGGGCAGTCACGATGAATGATCCATCATTGGTCCCGATGTTCGCACTCAGTTCCATAGCGACACCCAATGTAACGTCACTAACCTTGGCGATCCCAGCAAATACACACATTTTGTCAGTCGATACAAAGTTAATATTTGACGTCACGAAAAAGTCATCGACACCGTCAAATTCCAAGTACCACAACGCGCCTGAATTGCGCAGGATAGGGCGAGACGAGGGTGTGGACTGACTGGCGTGGTTACCACGTCCGGACTTGTCGCGCATTAACCCGACCTGTTGATTCGCGGTGGTGACAGGTATCGTACCAGCGGCGTCCTGAAACATCGTTGACATGTCGCTAGGGTCGTACCATGCGCCTTGCTCACCAGCGGCAAACAATGTAGCGGGTGAGTAGGCTACGCTCCCCTGGGGAATGCCACGGCTTATCGAGCGGCTGATACTGCGCATCATGTCTGTAATTCCACAGTGGTCGGACCACCGGTGATGGCGACGCGGTACGTGGCGTTACGCAGTGACAGGATTTTCGCCACCGCTCCGGTAAATTGTAGGTCAGGGAAACCGCGCCACACGCCGTCAGCGCATAGTCGCTCAATCGAAACCGGGCCAGTACCCGACACGAACAGTGATACCTCACCGCTCACGCTATCCAATGGGATGGCAGGCCCCGTGAAACTCGTTTGGTTTAAATATTGAATGACCATTAATACACCCCATCGTTGACGTGCTATAGAATAGCATATTGACAGACGTCAAAAAGCCCCGTTTTGCACGCTAACGAGAACCGTTGATCCTCAGGTGTCGGGGCTGTGTTGGGGTGGAACCGCATGTGCGGGCAGCGACGGGCGAACTTCTCCAGACTCACCATTCTTTCGCGGTCTTTATAACACCGGAGATTTGAACATCGTCGAGAGGCTTACCGGTTTGGCGCTGGTTGTTCGTTTACGCGTGAGCTTTGTCAATCTCGGCCTGGATGCGAGCCGCGTCCCACTTCTTGTCGACCTTGATACCGAGCAACATCGCTTCGTCGCTGAGCGCGCCAATGTCAGGTTCGTCGCTGACGGGTGCGGTCACTTGGATCAAATCGCCGATCTTGATCAGGTTCTTCACGAAATCGCTGGAGCACAGCGTGTCAGGTACTTCAGCCGCTGGGTTCTCACCCGGGAGGATGTCGTAAAATTCACTGTAACCACTCTCGGTCATTGGACCATTGACAGTGATGAGTCGCTTGGAAAGGTTGCGGAGCCACATGTGGTGTTACCTCGGGTACGTATGTGAGTGGGTTCGATGTTGACAGGATGGTCACCCGGTGTCAATGTAGCGGTGCGGATAGACCGGCCAGTTGAACAGCGCTTAGTCAGCGCCTTCCGCGTTCCCCTGACTCCTTTTGACCGAGGTCACATCGATGAATTCCGTAATATCTCGCGCTGATGCCACGTCTGCTGGTCTGACTCATTATTTCACAGGTGTTCCGTGTAAGCATGGGCATCTAGCGCAGCGTTACGTCAAGAATACCAAGTGTGCAACATGTGTTTTCAACACTGTAACCCGCCACAAGATCGCCAACGCCGAAAAGGTGGCCGCGTATAAACAATCGTACCGGGATGCCAATCGTGAAAGGCCCGCCGCCGAGACTCACGCCCGTAGGCTTATGAACCCAGACAAAGTCAAGGCTTCAAAGCAAAAGTGGCGTGATCAAACACACAATCGTAAGAAAGAGTACGCCTATCACGGTCGGCGAAGGGCTACAGACCCTGTGTTCAGAATGTCAATTCAAATGCGGGAAATGGTGCGCCGCGTAATGATGGTAACCGGTGATAATAAAAGAAGACGACCGTCGAGACATATTTTAGGGTACGCGAGTAATGACCTCAGGATACACCTCGAACAACAGTTCAAACCCGGGATGACGTGGGAAAATTATGGTGAGTGGCACATCGATCACAAGATTCCCATAAGTCTGATGATCCTTTTCGGGGTGACCGACCCCTCACTCATCAATGCACTGTGGAACCTACAGCCCCTGTGGGCGCACGAGAATCTAGCAAAGGGTAACCGCTTCGTATCACCATAAAAAAACCCCGCCGAAGCGGGGTCTGTCAAGCGTTACGACTCAAAGACTGTCGCGATACGCGCCGCTGAACGGATATCGGAACTCAACACCCGACATTTTGTATTCCGCAGGAATGAATACGTTCAAACCTTTCATCTGTGGTGCCAGTGCGCGCCATGGGATGGGTTGTACCATGCCCAGGTTCTCGTCGTTCAGTTCGAACGCCAACATGCGATCCTTGCCACCGTTCGACACGCCAGCAGCGGTGAGCTGTGCGGCGGTCAGTTGCAGACGTGGAACAACGCGCAGTGGTTGACCGGTCAGCGAGGTGTACAGGTTGTTCTTGAGGAAGTACTCAAGCACGGTGGTGTCCGTACCGATGTCCATTTTCTTGCTGGAGATCTGAGCCCAACGAGTGGAGTCGAGAACCAGAACGTTTGGAACATGAACGTTCGCGGAGTTGATCCAAACCTTCACCAGCAGCGAGTTCATGTCCGCTACGATGTTAGCGCCGGTTTCGGTCAGCCAGTTGATGGTGGACGAATCCACAGCCAGGTTGGCGTTGTTGAACAGGCCGGTCATCTGACGACCAGCGTCACCGAAGTAAGCCACACGCTGGGTGTGCTCCTGCGCACCACGGAATGCTGCCTGCGCCTTGGTAACGTCTAGGGGGATACGCATTTGTTGCGACTTGCGCAACTCATCCAGGCTGTAATCGTAGCTGTTGCCAGCGTAACCGATTGGCACCGAGGATTTGTTGGCCGAGATGGCAACGTTCGGCAGGTCGTCGGCGCTGGAACCGATGAATTTACCGATGGTGACGGCATCGTACGAGATGTAGTCCCACTGGTCGACCCACTCAGGCACGTTGGTGTTGATCGGCACCAGTTCGGCGAAGTTAATCGCGGTGTATTTCGACTGATAGATCTTGGATTCGAGGTTCGCCAGTTGCGAGATGTAGAACGCGAGACCGTCGTCCACAGTCGGCAGACCGTCGATGAAAGTAACCTGATGACCCTTCGCCAAGCCGTTACGTTCGGCGTATGCGTCAGCGCCGGCTACCGAGATTTTAGTGCGCTGAGTCATGATTAACCCCCGATCCGCAGAGAAATTTTAGCCAGCGCACCGGCACCCGCCGAGCTGACCCATTTAGCGTTAGGGAGCAGTACCGCCAGTGTGGCCGCAGCGCCGATAACGTTGGAGAACTGACCTTGGTTGGTGCCAGTACCGTCGCCGACGACCAGATACACCGGGTCATCCTTGGCTACGGCCACACGGGCAGTTACCCAGATGTTGGAAACGGTTTCGACGGTCATGTCGCGCTTGGCAACTGCGCCGACGACATCGGTAGCGGCGTAAGCGCGGTTCAGTTCACGAACCACAACACCGACGAACTGTGCGGCGGTCGATGCAGCGACTGGCAGTTTAGCGCCGTCGTCACCATCGGTAACAACGCCCAGGCCGAACGCGATGTTCGCGGTGCCTTTGTTGAGTTTCGACACACCGTTGTAGAGTTGACCGTCGGCGATCATGCCCGCATAGGCTACGCCGTGGTTAATTGCATTGCCGCCTTGTACTGGCATGATTATTTCCCCTTCCAAGCGTTGGCTTGAGATTCTTTAAACGTGGAGTAGGCGTCAGCAACGACGACCGGTGCGGCAGTGGTCGACTTACCGGCTGCATCAGCCGCCAGGGCGGTCAGTTGAGCGATCAGATTGGATGCATCACCGGTAACTGTTGTCTTGTCATCCTTTTCTTCCGGGTCAGCTTCGACTGCCATGTCCCAGGATGCTTGGATGTAAGACGGGGACTTCGCAGCCCAGTCAACCGATGGACGCTTGACCAGCAGAGCGGCGCGCATCACTTCGGTAGGGTCGACGCTGTCGCAAGTGAATGCGTCACCGGCAATCTTACGGGCGGTGGTGTTGAGCGCACCCAGCACGGCCACACGGGCCTTGATCGCGTCGTCGCTGCCCAGCGCCAGAGCGGCGGTCAGTTTCTCAGCGGTGCCGTCGGCGGTCGCTTGAGCTTTCTCAGCGGCAGCTTCAGCAGTGGTTGCGCGTAGGGTCAGTCGGTCGAACGCGTCGGCGACTACCTGGGCGTTTGCAGGATCAGCAACATCAACGCTGCGCCCGCTATCAGTGGTAATGAGTACAGGCATTGTGTTGCCTCCAATGGGGGTTTTGTTGTCGAACACTTTTGCAGATGGACCAGCCCTGGCTCTATCAACCAAGGCTATGTGGTTAATTTTGATATCGGTCTGAATGTAGTCGTACGGCTCACCGTCGGCACTGATACCCGGGCCTTCGACATACACGGACGTATAACCGGCACTGAGTTCACACTTGCCGGAGTTGATCGAGTCGATGGCTGACTGGTCCTTAACGATCAGGTCGCACTGGACGAAATCACCATCGCGTCGACCAACGCCACGCACGACACCAGCAGAAACCTTTTTAAAGTTCTTACTGTTGACGAGGCCGTCAGGGTGGTTTACAGTGACGTCAACGCCATCGAATGAGGCGAGCGATTCATCTTTAAACACTTCTTCAGCGGGACGGTACACGCGGATGATGTGATTCGGATCGCCAGGAAGGCCCAGCTCACGAGCGAGATATTCCTGAATACCGGTACGTGCGACGTTACCCGGAACGCGCAGAAATCCCTCGTCGGTATATTCACGACGAGTGACGCGATAGCTTGATCTGTCACAAACGATGATCGGCATTAACTGATCCACATGACCCAATGCGGGCAATCATAACCGTTAACAA